ATTATCGCTGACGAATTTGCATCTATACCTAGAGAGATATTTGAAAACGTTGTAGCTGGTTTTGCTGCTGTTAGTGCAGACCCAGTAGAAAACGTAAAAAGATTAGCTGCTCAGAAAAAAGCAGAAGAGTTAGGTGTTTCTTTTGAAGAAGAGCAAAGAGAAGTAAAGAAAGACAATCAGATTATTCTATCTGGTACTGCATACTACGATTTCAATCACTTTGCTACATACTGGAAAAAATGGAAATCTATAATACAAAGTCAAGGAAAGCCTAACAGGTTAAGAGAAATATTTGGCGAAGACCCTCCAGAGAATTTTGATTGGACACAGTATTCAATTATACGTATGCCATACGAGCTTTTACCCAAAGGCTTTATGGATGCAGATCAAGTTGCTAGATCTAAAGCTACTGTACATACTGGTATTTACCAAATGGAATATGGAGCTTGCTTTACAAGAGATAGTCAAGGATTTTTTAAACGTTCTCTTATAGAATCTTGCGTAATCTCTAATGACAATACGGTAAAAGACAGCAATGATAATGAAATACATTTTGAAGCTTCATTAATGGGAAGTAAAGATAAGTATTATATATATGGAGTTGACCCCGCATCAGAAGTAGATAATTTTAGCATTGTTGTTTTAGAGGTGCATCCAGACCATAGAAGAGTTGTGCATTGCTGGACTACTACTAGGTCGGAACATAAAGAAAGAGTCAAAAAAGGGTATTCTAGCGAAACTGATTTTTACTCCTATTGTGCTAGAAAAATTAGAGATTTAATGAAACTCTATCCATGCTTACATATAGCAATGGATGCTCAAGGAGGCGGTGTTGCAGTTATGGAATCTTTACACGATAAAGATAAGATACAAGAGGGAGAGATCCCTATCTGGCCTGTAATTGATGAAAATAAAGAAAAAGATACAGATGGTGAGCGTGGCCTACATATACTAGAAATGTGTCAGTTTGCAAAATATGATTGGCTAGCTGAATCTAATCATGGTATGAGAAAAGACTTTGAAGACAAAGTTTTGCTATTTCCTTTCTTCGATCCTGTAAGCTTAGATATATCTCATCACGAAGACGACATGAAAAACAGAATGTTTGATACCCTAGAAGAATGCGTTTTAGATATAGAAGAATTAAAAGATGAATTATCTATGATACAAATGACACAGACAGCTTCTGGTCGTGACAGGTGGGACACTCCTGAAGTAGTCGTAGGAACTGGTAAAAAGAGTAAAATGAGAAAAGATAGATATTCAGCATTGTTAATGGCTAATATGGCAGCTAGAATATTACAAAGGACTCCAGCTCAAGCAGACTATGAATTCTATGGCGGGTTTGCAACTGGTGGTCACAAACCAAAAGAAAAAGATGAAAACATGTATACTGGTCCAAGTTGGTTTGCAGATTCTATGAAAGATGTGTATTAATATGTATACAATCCAATTACATTCCGATTGAGGTAAAAATGAGCGACGAAGAAATGATAACTTGGGAAGATGGTGACTTTGAAGGAAAGTCATCGGCTATGTCAAGGTTCTCCGAATCTGTAGAAGCATATACTGGATTGCCTAAAAGTCAAGGGAATCATTACAGGCATTTCATAGACATAGAACCTAATCGTTCTGTTAAGCCCGGATTTACTTCTAAAGATTACTACGCCTTCAGACCAGACGAGGCTGTTCCCAATCAGCAACGAAGAATAATTAAGATGTGCATGGATGCTTACGACAAGGTTGGCATCATTCGTAATATTATTGACTTGATGGGTGATTTTGGAAGTCAAGGTATACAAATCGTACACAAAGATAAAACCGTTGAAAAGTTTTATCAACAATGGTTTAAAAATATAAACGGAAAAGAAAGATCAGAAAGATTCCTTAATAATCTTTATAAAACTGGAAATGTGATTGTCTACAGAAGTTATGCCAACATAACTCCTCAGTTGAGAAGTTACATGAAGTCTTTAGCTAATGACATTAAGGTGGAAGTTCCATCTGCGCCAGAGAACCAAATACCTTGGAGGTATAATTTCTTCAACCCTTTGACAGTAAAGATGAAAGATGGTGAACTGTCATTATTCATGGGTAGGCAGAATTATACTATTACGACTAATTCGTTTTTCGACAAATTCAGGTCTGGCGATCTTCCTCACCATGTGGTAGAGACCTTGCCTGTTAATGTAAAACAAGCTATTCTTAAAGGACAAAAAGACATACCATTAGACCCAGAACGCCTTAGTATATCTTACTATAAAAAGGACGATTGGAGACAGTGGGCTAATCCTATGATATACGCCATATTAGATGATATAATTATGCTAGAGAAGATGAGGCTAGCAGATCTATCAGCTTTAGATGGAGCAATATCCAATATAAGATTGTGGACGTTAGGTAACTTAGATCACAAGATTTTGCCTAATAAAGCGGCTATCAATAAACTAAGAGACATACTATCCAGTAACGTTGGTGGTGGCACTATGGAACTAGTCTGGGGGCCAGAACTTTCATTTCAAGAATCTAGCAGTGAGGTGTACAAATTCTTAGGTTCCGAGAAGTACACTTCCGTGTTGAATAGCATCTACGCTGGCCTTGGTGTCCCACCAACGCTTACTGGTATGGCTAGCAATGGGGGTGGATTTACTAACAATTTCATTTCCCTCAAAACTCTATTAGAAAGATTACAATATGGTAGAGATCAGCTAATTAGATTTTGGGAAAAAGAATTAGAGATCGTAAGAAAATCTATGGGCTTTAGATACAAAGCTCATATACAGTTTGACCAAATGACTTTATCTGATGAAGCTGCTGAAAAAAACCTTCTTATACAGCTTGCTGATAGAGATATAATTAGTCACGAGACTTTACTTGAAAGATTTAAAGAAATACCTCAAATAGAAAATATTAGAATTAAAAGGGAATTGGCAAAACGAGAATCTACTGGCCCAGACAAAGCTGGACCTTTCCATCCTCCACCACCCCCAGATTCTCAAGAACCTGAGCAACCAAATAAAGACCCGGAACCATCTCCTACTCCAGCATCTCCAGAAGAGAAACCTCTGGATATTAAAAATGCTACAGATGTAAACGGTAGGCCACTGTTCAAGAAAGACGAAAATCCTCGTAAGAAAAGGGTTGAAAAACCAAAGTCTACGCCGGGACTTGCTGAGACTCTAGTTTGGGCAGAAAAGTCTTGGGCAAAAGTATCTGAGACTATTAATAGTGCGTTTCTTAATTCTAATAACAAGAAAAACCTTAGACAACTAACTAAGTCTCAAGTCAAGGATTTAGAGGCTATTAAGTTGGACGTATTTACAAATTTTGATGTTCATGAAAATGTGACTCCAAAGACTATATTTACTAAGCTTAAATCTGGAGTAAGGACAGATGAAGAGTTGAGAAAGACGATGGAAGAAAACAACGTTAACCTCGATAATATGAATATAGATGATTACAGGACATATATCATTGGATTGTTCGTAGATAGCAAAATGGGCTAATACACATTTTTTTTAATATTTTGTGTATAATGTTTACGAGGGCAACGTATGAAAATATTTAAACAAGAAATCAAAGACGATATTGCAGAACTGGTGCAATCTAGCGCCAGTATAGCTTATTGTATGCCCGCTACTATTTGCGAATCTGTTAATGATGAATCGTTAGCTTTTGCTAATAAAGTTAAAGCAGATAGTGGGAATCCAAAACAAATAGATCTATTCTACCTGAAGTCAGTTTTAGTTTCTACAGGTTGGAATAAAAATGATGACGTATTCCAGACCAAGGCAACTTGGGATGCTAGACATACGCCAGAAGATAAACAATTCAATTTTATGCACAATGAGAATGATATCATTGGGCATATAACAGGAAGTTACGTTGTCGATAAAAACGGCGGCGTGGTGGAAGGTGATACTCAGCCGGATGATTTTGATATTATCACCGAGGCTGTGTTATATAATAGCTGGACAGATCCAGAAAACAGACAGCGCATGAACCAAATCATTGCTGAAATCGAAGAAGGCAAATGGTTTGTTTCTATGGAATGTTTGTTCGCTGGGTTTGACTATGCATTGTTAGATGATAACGGCGGTGCAAAACTCCTTGAACGTAATGAGGGGTCTGCATTTTTAACTAAGCATTTACGCGCATACGGTGGTAATGGAGAATATGAAGGCTACAAACTTGGTAGATCATTAAGAGACATTTCTTTCTCTGGTAAGGGGCTTGTATCTAAACCAGCGAATCCAAGAAGTGTAATTCTCGATGCTAGCAGAGCTTTCTCTCTAAACTCTAACACATCAATTTTAACTAGTTTCCCTGAAGGAGATAATGACATGTCAGATAACAATCTTTTAGAGAAGCAGCTTGCTGAACTACAGAGTGAGCTAGCATCTGCTAAAGAAGACAACGAAAAGCTTCGTGTAGAACTTGAAGCAGTAGCATCTAAGGAAGTTACTGAAGCAATGTCTAAGCTTGAAACAACTGTCGCAGAAAAAGAAGAAGCAATCACAGCTTTTGAAGCTACAATTGCTGAAAAAGAAACATCTATTAAGGAACTCCAAGAATCTTTGGAAGCCAAAGACAATGAGTTTAAAGAAAGAATGGAAGAGCTTAAGAAGATGAAGAAGGAAAAGAAGACCGAAGCTCGCAAGGCTGCACTTCTTGATCTTGGTTTTGAAGCTGAAGAAGCTGAAGAAACACTCGCTTCTTACGAAGAGTTTGATGACGCTACTTTTGATACCATCGTCGAAGCAATGACGAAGATGGAAAAGAAAGTTGGCAAAGTCAAGAAAGACGAAGAAGACGAAGCCAAGGCAAAGCCTATGGAAGAAGATGAGAAAAAGGCTAAGGCTAAACCACCAGTTAAGGCAGAAGAAGCTGAAGAAGCTGAAGCTGAAGTAGCTGCTGAAGAAGCTCTTGAAGAAGTAGAAACCACTGAGGCAACTCTGGTAGACGCTTCTGACGAAAACGAAGAACTAGAAGCCACCAGAGCGAGTGTCGCAGAATGGCTTGAAAACAACGTACTCAGCAAGTAATTTAAAGGAGATACAAACATGGCTCTAAAATCAGATAGATATGAACTTCAAACTGACATTAGCTTTTTCTACAATGCCGCTGCGACTACTCGCGGCTGTGTTGTATGTCACGGCGGTACAGCTGGTACTGGCGCAGCTATGGATCAGGGCGCAAATCTTTGCGTAAAATCAGACTCCAGTTCGGCAAATCCTCTTGGGATTTTGCTTAATGATGTAGTCAACAAAGATCTTACTCGTACTCATCTCAATCAGTACAAAGATGAAGTGCAGAAGGGTGGAAAGGTTACTATTCTTCGTAAGGGTTACGTAGTAACTAATGACATCACTGGTACTCCAGCAGCGGGCGACGTTGCTTATCAGTGTGAAACCACAGCTGGCAACGTAGCCACAAGTGGTACAAATGTAGTTGGTGCTTTCCTTTCAGCAGAAGATGCTGACGGTTACGCCAAGGTCGAAGTTAACCTACCCTGAACAATATAATTAAAGGAGAAAAATAATATGCCTATTAATGAAAGACCTAGTGATGAATTCATCAGTCTCCTCCGCAAATCAGGGGATGGAGATATCAATGTAGCTCAAGCTGCGCAAAGAGAGTTTGCAAAGGCTCTTGAGCTTCCACTCCGTAAGGGTGTACTTGTCGGTAACATCCTCGGAAATATTTTCGAGACTATTAATGTCGAAGCTGGCTCTACTACAGAGTTTCCACTCGATCTTATTAGTCCCGGTCTAGAAGGCGAACATGTCGCTTATACCAACCCCGGTCATGGTAGAATTCCAGAACGTGCGGTTGAAAGTGATTACGTCATGATTCCAACGTACAACATCGCATCATCGGTTGATTACCTTCTCCGATATGCTCGTGAAGCACGTTGGGATGTTGTTGGTCGCGCCATGCAAGTCATGGAAGCTGGCTTCGTAAAGAAGATGAATGATGATGGATGGCACACGCTGCTTGCAGCTGGTGTTGACCGTAACATCCTCGTTTATGATGGCGATGCAACTGCTGGTCTCTTCAGCAAGAGACTTGTTTCCCTCATGCAGACTGTTATGCGCCGTAACTCCGGTGGTAATAGCGCTTCTGTTGGCAGAGGAAGACTCACAGATATGTATGTTTCTCCAGAAGCTCTGGAAGACGTTCGTAACTGGGGTCTCGATCAAGTAGACGAAGTTACTCGTCGTGAAATCTATACAGCATCTGAAGATGGCGCGCCAATCACACGCATCTTTGGTGTTAACCTTCACGACCTTGACGAGCTTGGCGAAGGCCAAGAGTATCAGACGTTCTTCACTTCTGATCTCAGTGGTAATCTTCATTCAGCTGGCAGTGATGTCGAGCTTGTAGTTGGTCTGGATCAGTCCAGCAACGACAGCTTTGTAATGCCTGTCAAGGAGCAACTTCAGGTCTACGAAGATCCTACGTTGCACCGTCAGCAGAGAGCTGGCTATTATGGCTGGTCAGAGCTTGGCTTTGGCGTTCTAGATAATAGAAGAATTATTCTTGGATCATTCTAGTTCTATTAACTACAATGTCTGCACACTTGGAGCCGCCTTCGTTATCGGGGGCGGCTTTTTGTGTATATAACAGTAGAAACACCCCACCTACGTAGGAATATACGGGAGAAAAAATATGGCTGCTATTTCGGATTATCTTGAGACACAAATATTGAATCATATATTTAGAGAGTCTAATTTCTCTAAACCATCAAATGTCAGTATTGCATTAACATCAGATGTTGCCAAAGACAATCAAGCTGGAGCTACGATACCTGAAATCCCTGCTTCAGTTTCAGTTGGAGAGTCTTCATTCCTTACAAATTATAATAGACAAAGTTTAGCAAATCCATCTGAAGTGGGCAATACTCACTGGTTTGCAGTTGGTAGAGATGACAATACAACTTACCAAGTATACTTACCATCGTCTGCTAGCGTTTCTTTATCAAGTGATGATGGTACTACTTTTACAAATAATGTTGGTTCTGGATATTACTATCCACTATTTCCAGCAAATGACTCTGACTCTGAACAATCTACAACGTCAAAAAATCTAGCAAAACAATTAGACAATAATGATCAGCATTATATTTTTAAGTTTGAAGACGATTATGCAGGAGTGAGTTTCTTCGCTCCTAGACAGGGTGTTTCATCTGGAGTTCCACAGGACGGTGGCACTCTGCTATATGAAGGTAACGGATTTATAAAAAATTCTAACCAAATAGTTTTCGAGCCTGCTTTTAGGGATTGGGGATTTGTTTCTGGGATCGCTATTTTGGATAGTCCAAATTTTGGTGAGGGCAATCTTTTAATGTATGCTCAACTAAGAAATCCTAGATTTATTTACACTGGAGACCAAATTAAATTTGATACACGATCTCTAGAAATTAGCTTAACATAATCCCGGTTACACCACACCCTTAAAGGCTTTATAATGATAATATCTAAGCCACAGCTTGTACAAAATATCGAAAGAGAAATATCTGACAATTCTAAGGGTGAAATTAGCCCCAACGATATACGTCACAATCTTTTAGATATCATAGACTCTGTGCATAATCTCACAGAGTTTCAAGTTTTAAAATCTACAAACGTTGATACTACATCTGGTAGTAGAAGTACACGCTTTGGAGAATTCACTTTAGAAAATCTACGCTTAGGTGTAGATGGGTACACCAGCGTTGATAATACTGCTGTTGGCTACGCAAGTTTAAATAAAAGCTTTTCTGGATATGCGAATACAGCTTTAGGTGCATATTCTCTTAATTGCAACATCCACGGTCACAACAATGTAGGACTAGGGTTTAATTCTGTAGCAGCAAATACTACTGGCTATGGAAACGTAGGTGTTGGTAATTACAGTATTCACAACAACAAAACTGGTAGCTTAAACATAGCTATTGGTCATGGCGCTGGTTATTACATCAATAAGGATGACAGCAGTAAGCTATTCATAGCGTCTCACAATGTTGATAAAGATTATATATGTAGCAATGAAAATGGCGAAGGATTGGTTCCTCTAATTCAAGGTGATTTAGATAGTTCAAACTTACGTGTTGGTATAGCTGTTTCTGGCCTTCATGCTGGAGCTGCCTTACAGGTAGGTGGAAGCATTCACACCAATCAGTCTTCCAACTATACATATAGCCTTGGCAGCTTTACTTATAAGTTTAAAAATTTATTCCTTAACGACTCTGTATTTTTTGGTGATAATAATTACATAAGATACAATTCTTTATCCGACTCTTTTGATATAACTGGCGCTGCTAATTTTGAAGGAGACTTGGATACAACTGGAGGTCTTCACCTAGCTAAATCTCTAATTGTAGATGAAAACATAACTACTGCTGGAAATATTTCATCTAGTGGCCTTTTAACTGTAAACAATGATATATCAGTTTCTGGTAATATAATTCCTCAAGCATCCCTATCAAGCAGGCTGGGAAGCGCAGAATACCCTTGGTTGAGTGCTGACTTCCATAACCTAAACGTTACAGGGGCTAGTAAATTTAATAAGTTTGAAGCAATAGAGCAGACTCATTATTTGCACAAAACAATATACTTAGCTTCCAAAGGCTACGTAGACACTTTAGATGGTGGTGGTGTAAAAAGTCTTCAAGAAAATTATCATCCAAATGATAACATAGAGCCACCAGTTGGTTATCTTAACGACGAGGAACTTACTGGCGCTGGTTTAAATATTTATTCTTCATCTACCAGTTATGACAGAAATTACTATCTTCAATTTAGACCTCAAGATCACAGCATAAAGCATCCAGCAAAAGACGATGCGTATTCTAGATCTAGTTGGTTTAGTAACATAAGTATAACAACAGCCAATGGCTCTCATGTTAAGACAGATAGGATTATAAGCTCAGACACCATAGCTATGTTAAACGACAAAACTGGCGTTGGTGTTTTTGTAAGAGATCGTTATTACAATTCTTCTCCACCAGCCACAACATATCTATATAAAGATCATCAACCTAATTACACTGTATGTTTTGGTGACGAGGATTCTATAAAATTATTGTATGAAGAAGGAGACGGAGGCGACATCTCTCCCGCTTTGTCTGGATATAAAGACGTAGAGTTTATTGCTCCTTACGCTCCAAACAATAGCGATTACGATGTAAGATTACTAGGATCTGAAAGAACCTCTCAGAGACTTAATCAACATTTTGACATACTTGGAACTGGTAAATTTACTTTAAGCTATTGGGCATCTGAGTCTATTGATAATAATATTTTAAATCCAGAAGTTGGTCAAACATACGATAGATTTATTATACATGGAGAAAAATCAGAACACAACAGAACATTCATGGTCATGAATCATGGAAATGACGGAACTGTTGGTATCAATGATTTTACTGACGGTCAGTACATGACACCTGATACTATCCTCAATGTCAGAGCTACTGGAGATGCTATTCTTAGAGTTACTGCTGAAAACACAGCTACAACTAAGTCTAGCTTACAGCTTCTCACTCAATCCAATTGTTTAGACTACGGAACAGATATATTTTATGATAATGATTCTAATTACTTTAACTTAGATATGTATTACAATGGGGAGGACAGTAAAACAAGAGTATTATCTGCAACTACTTCGTCAGACAATAAACTTGGCATTTTTACAAGCTCTCCAAATTCTATGTTGACCATTGGCAATGATCTAGACTCTCAAGCTGCCATAGCTATTTGCGAAAACAATGCCTTCGCCCCGGCTACCAATAGCTATGGTAAAATATTTGTACGCCCAGTTGATCAAGATCAAAAAACAAGTGTCATAAATTTTGTTGATAGTTCTGGAAATTATTTTGAAGTTTCTATGAACGCAGTAAATGTAGAGGGTGGTGGTAGCCTAGTAGATATCACTGGTTTTGCTGACGCAGCAGGAAATACCCTTATGGGTACAGATTCTCCTCTTTCCAGATCAAATATCACAACCAGTAATGACAATACTGCTTTTGGATATCATGCTTTCAGGAATATTGCTACTGGTGATAAAAATACTTTCATAGGCTCTGAAGCAGGAAAGTTTGCTTCTGGAAGTGTTGAGAACAATGTCTGTATAGGCTACAGAGCTGGAGCTGCTTCTAATTTTGGAAGCGATAATATTATCATTGGTGCTGACGTTCCTGATCCAGAATTTACAGTCAGTAAAAGTTCAAATATACTTATTGATAATTGTATAGAAATAAATAAAGGCTCTGTTAATAATGCTTATCTAAAAAATAGCAAGCTAAACATTACAAATACAACAACATATAATTTAAGTCTTGACCCAGTTGCTGGAAAGATTAATCTAAAAAGAGGCGCAGACTCTCAGAACACTAAACAGGTATCGTTAGATATATCTCTTCATGATGAAGATGTTCTTAGAGCTAGAAGGGTATCTACTTCTACTTATAGCCCTAGTCCAACGTATAAAAATGACAGCATGAACATGCCTTGTGTAGAAGTCGTAGGTGATTTGAAGGTTACTGGCAAATTAAAGTTTGGAGATGATAGTACAGAAATTAGCTCTGGTTCCATGTTAGACAACATAGCTACTTTACAGTCTGTGGCAGCTACAACTAACGCAGCTATAGCTACTGAAAAAAATAGAATAGACTCTTTAAATACTAATTTAAGCACACTTTTTGTAGAGGGTTTTGCTGATGGTCAGATTAATATCGCTAACAGCCCAACCTCTCCTAGTAGTGGAAGGATTACTAGAAGAGTTAAGAATTCTTCTGGTCAGTGGGTTGCTGGCGATAGTATAATTCTTACAAATAGAGATCCTTACCTAAGAATAGAAAAAGATGATTTTGTTGTTGCTATAAATATAAACGGGGAGTATAGGCCAATATTTGTATCTATTCCATTTTAGTAAAGGATTATTCTAGGATTTTAAAATGGCTACTTATAACATTACTATAACAAATAATGGATCTTCCAATTATATATTTAATGGAAGCCATGCTGGAGGAGTTCTTTCCGGCAGCAATGATCCCAGCTTAACTTTTGACGCTGGAGATGTTGTAAACTTCACGTTTAATCAGATGAGTACACACCCGTTTCAAATTAGACAGGGTAGTAGTACTGGTACTCTAGTCTTTGGGTCTTACACTTCTGGTACACAAACTTGGAACGCTTCTGCTGGTTCGTATACGTATGTATGTCAAAATCATTCTAGTATGCAAGGGAGTATTAGTGTTGCTGGCGGCGCTACTACCACAACAACTCAAACTACTACTACTCAAGCTGCTACCAGTACCACGCAAACTACTACCACTCAAGCAGCTACCAGTACCACGCAAACAACTACCACTCAAGCTGATACAACTACCACTCAAGCTGATACAACTACCACTCAAGCTGATACAACTACTACACAGGCTCCTACCACGCAAGCTCCAAGCCCCCAAGTTCCTGTTACAACTCAACCGCCTGATTCTGCAACTCCTGTTTCTACTGCACCTTCCAACGTTATAACAAATGACGGAGATACTTGGACTCTTCCTAGCAAAGTTCTAGTTTTTGGAGCTGCTAGAGAAGAGATAATGAACTTAAGGAGAACATTCCAATTTAATTTTCATAAAGATAGTATTGTATATGATGTAAAAATAAAAAAAGGATATTCTACTTATGGATATCGTGATGTGTTCTTTATAAGGAATATAACAACGCCAACTCTTAACTTGTATAGAGGCCAAAGTTATATACTTGATCTCAGAGATCCTTCTAACTTAGAAAATCCTATAAGACTTTATACTAGAGCTAAACAGAAAAACAGAAAACTAAACATTGGCTTATTCCCATACGATAATGGTGTTTCATACTTTGGTAAAGCTGGAGAAGAGTATGGTTTAATCTATTTTACTGTACCTGAAAACGCTCCAGATATGCTCTTTTATGATTCTTTGAATGGTCTGCAATATGGCGGTAAAATAAATATTAAGAGTATACAAGTTACAACAACTGAGCCTCCTCCAGCTGTTCCACCTCTCAGATTACCTCCTGACAACTTATATGTATATGACACATCTTCCGTGGTTTGTGATATCCAAGGAGCATGTGTACCAAGAACTGGTAAGGGTAGAAAGAGTGATATTAGATACAGAATTCCAGACTATGAATTCTTAGATCCCGTAACAACTACTGTAGCCCCAAGCACAACTCAAAGTGTTTCTACAACTAGTTCAACAACAACAACTTTTTCGCCAGACGAGAATCCTTATGATGTTGTTAAGTATCCTGATAATGCAGTGGTTATTCCTGTCATTGTTGGCGGTGGACAAAATTGGTATGGTGCTGGAAATAAATATTATACAGACAAATTACTTGAAACTGTTTCATCATATGTTCCGTCTATCAAAAACAATGTCTTTGGTAGCACAGGTTCTGGTTGGAAACTTATACCCAGAAGGTTAGAATCATTCAGTCCTCCTTCTACTCTGTTTTCAGTACAGAGCGAACAGGCAACAGATGTAGGTATAAACGGACTAGAAATAGAAGCGCAAAAAGTTGAGCCAAATATTTCTGAAACCCATCCTTGGATTGAAGTAAATCCAAATGATCCTAGTGGTATTCAGCTAAGATTTAATTATACAGATCTAAAGTATATAGACTTTGTACCAGAAGATAGTCTTCCCGACAGTGTGGTTCCGTCAACATTTTCTGCTGATTTACGACCTGTCAGAAGAGCTGTCGTCACTAGAGGAGAAGGAAACACATGGGCGGTAAACGGAGGTAGATATTTTGACATTACTTGGGGCGTG